GATTCGATGGATGTTATCGAGGCTGGCGACTTGGGATACTGCGAGATATTCGATTTCAAGTGCGCTTCTAGCCGTACGTGCGACGCTTGGATCGTCGGTGGCCCGATCAAGGATGAGGGCGATGAGGGCGACGAGGCCGAGGATGAGTACGAGTATACAGACGAAGACGATGAGCTTGCTGGTGCGATGATGGCCGAGGACGAAGACTGATGGTCGCAAAGAAGTACCAGAACCCTGCCGGTGGCTTGAACGCCGCCGGTCGTGCGTTCTTCAAGCGCACCGAAGGCGCTAACCTGAAGGCCCCCGTGAAGGGCGCACCGAAGTCCGACGAGGCACTCGGCCGCAAGGCGAGCTTCTTGGCTCGCATGGCTGGCGTCAAGGGGCCGGACTTTGACGAGAAGGGCAAGCCGACGCGCAAGCTGCTCGCACTGAAGGCTTGGGGCGCGTCGTCTACGTCAGACGCGAAGCAGAGGGCGGCAGCACTGAGCAAGCGCATCAAGGCAAAGGGGTGACCATGAAGCAGGTATGGGACAAGGCGCGACCAAAGGCGCTCGGCAAGAGCGAGAAGCTGACGCCATCGCAGAAGGCATCGGCAAAGAGAACGGCGAAGAAGGCGGGGCGACCGTACCCGAACTTGGTCGATAATATGCGCGTGGCGGGTAAGAAGAAGTAACCCATGACCCAACCGATCAACTTATCCATCTGCATCCCGGCACGCGACCACGTCGACGCCGGTTTCGCTCACGATCTCGCGACGCTGTCCGCGCACTGGTACGGCGCAGCGCCCGTTGGCTCCAAGTTCAACATACACATGGTTAGCGGTACGCTAATTGCTGACCAGCGCCAGAAACTCGTCAAGATTGCGCTGAAGGAAGGCGCTGACTGGATACTGTTCCTTGACAGCGATATGCGCTTCCCGAAGAACATCGCGCACCGCATGATTGCGAACGATCTCGACATCGTGGCCGCGAACTACCCGACGCGCAGGATGCCGACGAAGACGGTCGCGTTCTCGAACTTCGAGAAGCTGGAGTGCATCTATCTGGATGATGCGCAGTCGCGGATGCAGGAAGTAGACGCCGTCGGCATGGGCGTCATGCTGATTAAGGCGCAAGTGTTCAAAGCGCTCCCGCAGCCGTGGTTCCAGATCGGGTACGCGCCAAAGAGTGAGGCGTTTGTGGGCGAGGATATCTACTTCTGCAAGCTGGCGCAGAGGCACGGGTTCAAGGTTATGATCGACAATGCCGTGTCAGCCGAAGTGCGGCACATAGGCGTATTTGAGTTTTCGCATGAGCACGCCGAGGCCGAGCGTGACATGGACAGCATGGTTATGGCCGAGATCGAAGGGGCAGCAGCATGAAGAAGATGAGCAAGGCGCAGGCGAAAATCGGCAAAGTGATGGGCGAGTTCAAGAAGGGTACGCTGCACGCTGGCGTTAACCCGAAGGGACCGGCCAAGGCACCGCTCGCCAAGAACCGCAAGCAGGCAATCGCAATCGCGATGTCCGAAGCCGGAAAGATGAAGCGCAAGTGAAACACTTCTACGAGGAGATCGAGGGCTGGTTCCAGTTCTCAAAGCCGTACCTTGAAGCCGTCGCGTCAGCTCGCGACGGTGCCGTGTTTGTCGAGCTTGGCTGCTGGAAGGGGCGATCCGCATCCTTCATGGGCGTCGAGATCGTCAACTCCGGCAAGGCCATCGAGTTCAACTGCGTCGATCACTGGAAGGGCAGCGACGACGTCCACCTCGCCGACCCCGAGATCAAGAACGTCGCGAAGATATTCCGCGCCAACATGAAGCGCATCGACGGGCTGAACCTCGTCATCCACCGGAGCGAAAGCCCAGCCGCAGCCGAGAAGTTCGCCGACGCGAGCTGCGACTTCGTCTGGATCGACGCCGGTCACGACTACGCCTCGGTTCTGGCTGATATTAATGCGTGGCTCCCGAAGGTGAAGCCCGGCGGCGTGATCGGCGGCGACGATTACCCTATGGACGGCGTGGGTCAAGCTGTGAGAGAAGTATTCCCGAAACCAGAGACCGGCACAGAACGTGGCTGGTCGTGGTGGCGTGTTCGAAAGGTATAGGCACATGGCAAACGAAGACTTCTCCCTCGGCGGCGGGTACGATCCCGAGATGATCCCGATGCGCGTGATGAACGACGACAGCGGGATGCTTGTGCCGTCATCCGACCAGCCAATGGACGAGGAGGACTTCCGATACCGCGTGCGGCAGGCCATCGAGGACTGCGCCACCTATATCGACAGCTACATCGCGCCAGAGCGCGAGAGGGCGATGAATTACTACCTAGGGAACCTGTTCGGCAACGAGGAAGAAGGGCGCTCTCAGGTCGTGATGACCGAGGTGCGCGACACGATCTTGGCGATGATGCCGGGCCTATTGCGCATCTTCGTCGGCGGCACCAAGACGCTCGAGTTCGTCCCCAAGGGCGCTGAAGATGTCGAAGTCGCCGAGCAGATGACCGATCTCGTCAACTATATCTTTAGCCAAGAGAACAACGGCTTCCGCATCCTGCACGACGCCATGAAGGACGCCCTCACGCTGAAGGACGGCGTGCTGACGTGGTACGTCCGCACGGACGAGACGGTCGAGGAGTACAACTACTCCGGCCTATCGCAGGACGACGCCGCGTTTATCCTGTCGCAGCCGGGTGTCGAGATGATCTCGATGTCCGAGCAGATGTCCGTGACGCAGATGCAGACCAACGTCATCCCGATGGACCCGATGATGTCCGTCGAGCCACCGACGATCTCGATGCGCGTGCGTCGTATTAACAAGACGCCCCGCTACGTCGTCGAGTGCATACCGCCCGAGCAGTTCCTGATCGACAACGAGGCACCGACAATCGACGAGGCAATCATCGTCGGTCGGCGCAAGCTGGCGACGGTATCGGAACTCGTCTCGATGGGCTACCCGCGTGAGATCATCGAGGAGAACGCCGGTTCCGGCGGCTTCGAGATGAATATGGAGACACTCGCACGCAACCCGGCAGACCAGTCTTTTTTCGGCATCTCGCAGGGGCCAGACGAGAGCACGGACAAGGTGTACTACGTCGAGGCGTACATCCGCATCGACAAGGACGGCGACGGTATCGCGGAGCTTCACAAGGTCTGCACGGTCGGGAACGGCGCAGTCGTCCTTCACGATGAAATCGTGCAGCAGGCACCGTTTGCATTGCTGTCGCCTGATCCGACGCCTCACACCATCTTCGGCAAGTCGATTGCCGATCAGACGATGGACTTGCAGCTCATCAAGTCTAACATCATGCGCAACACGCTCGACAGCCTCGCGCAGTCGATCCACCCACGCACAGCCGTCGTCGAATCACAGGTCAACATGGACGACGTGATGAACAACGAGACGGGTGCCGTGATCCGTATGCGCTCGATGGGTGCCGTTCAGGCTCTCTCGACGCCGTTCGTCGGGCAACCGGCTCTCGGGGTGCTCGCGTACCTCGACGACGTGAAGACGCAGCGCACGGGCCTCTCACGCGCCTCGCAGGGGCTTGACGGCGACGTGTTGCAGTCAACCACCCGGTCAGCCGTGCAGGCGCAGCTCTCGTCGTCGCAGGAGCGCATCGAGATGATCGCTCGCCTGTTTGCTGACGGGTTGAAGCGCTGCTTCCAAGGATTGCTGAAGCTCGTCGTGCAGCATCAGGACAAGCCGAAGATCATCCGCCTGCGCAACAAGTTTGTGCCGATTGATCCACGCGGCTGGGACGCCGACATGGACATGGTCGTCAACATCGCGCTCGGTCGCGGTTCAGACGAGCAGCGCATGATGTTCCTGATGCAGATACTGGCGCAGCAGAAGGAAGTGATCGAGAAATACGGCCCGAATAACCCTCTCGTCGACCTCCAGCAGTACCGCAATACGCTGGCTCAGGTGATCGAGTTGTCGGGCTTCCAAGACCCGGCGCAGTTCGTGAAGGAAGTCGATCCGGCGGCAGTTGATGCGTATATGCAACAGATGTCGCAGCAGCAGAAGCCGATGGACCCGACCGAGATGCTCGCTCAGGTTCAGGCGAAGCAGATCGAGGCCGACATCCTGATCGCAGCCGCGAAGCAGGAACTGGAGACGAAGAAGGCGCAGGCTGACGCTGACTTCAAGCGCGATCAGCTCATGGTCGACGCGATGCTCAAGGCGGCAGAGATCGAGGCCAAGTATGGCTCGCAGGTCGATATGGCCATGATCAACGCCGAAGTGAACCGCCAGCGCACCGAGATACAGGAGATGTTCTCTCTCCAAGCGCAGCGCGAGCAGGCCATGCTGAATATGAACCAGATACCGCAACAGGCACCGGCACCGCAGATGATGCCGCCAATGCCACCACAGATGATGTAACAGGACGCAATGACCCCGCACGAACTCGAAGACATTTACCGCGCTGCGACAGCACTGTCGCGTGACAGGGCGACGGACGAAGTCCTGCGCCGCATGGAGCAGGCGTATGTCGAGAAATGGAAGATGTCGCACCCGGATCGGGGCGACGATAGGGATGATGCGTACCGGATGGTGCGCGCCATAGGCGAGTTCAGGAGCGAGCTAACTGCGCTGGCCGCAGAGCCGACTGTGACCGCCTTTAACCGCCGCTTGAAACGCGGCCCATAAAGGAGTATTTAAGATGGTATCAGCCGAACAATCCCAAGGCGGGGAACTCGGTGTTGCAGAAGCTGCGGCAAAGATGGACGCACTAATGGGAGCCAGCGATGGCCAACCCAGAGCGCCCAGACGAGAAGCAGCCCCTGCCGAGGTCCAAGAGACCGAGGCGTCGGAGTACGACGGCGAAGAGACTGAATTTGATGGGACCGACCTAGCGCAAGACGCTGCCCCTGACGGTGAAGAGCCAGAGTATTTCGAGGAGTCAGACGGAGCAGACGAGGAGTCACTCTCGCCGGATACGATGGTCACCGTTAAGATTAACGGCAAGACGCAGAGTATCCCGCTGAAGGAGGCGCTCGACGGCTACCAGAGAAACTCCGATTACACACGGAAGATGCAGGCTCTCAAGCAGGACGTAACCACGTTTTCGCAGGAGCGCCAGCAAGTGGAGCAGGAACGGCAGCAGTACGGCCAACTCATTGGTGCCTTGCACGAACAGCTCAGGCAGTTCGCGCCACAGGAACCTAACTGGGAGCAACTGCACCGGGATGATCCGCTGAACTTCCCAATCGTCGAGAAGCAGTGGCGCGACTACAAGGAGCGTCTGGCAGCAACGGAATCCGAGAGGAACCGTATGGCCTATCTGGCTTCTCAGCAGGAGCAGGCACAAATCCAGACCATGGTGGAAAAAGGGCGCGAGTACCTAGTCCAGAAGGTACCGGATTGGAAAGACCCGAAGAAGTGGGATGAAGCACGGGGAAAACTTCGCGAGTACGGCCTGAAGGTCGGATACACGGACGAGGAACTCGGAGCGGCATACGATCCAAGGGCGATCCTAGTGCTTGATAAAGCCCGTCGCTACGACGCAATGGTGGCCAATCGACCGAAGCCTGATCAGGCTAATGGACCGAAGCCCATGCGTTCAGGAAGCGCCGCGCAGACCCCCAAGACGATGACGGATGTCTCCCGTGCGAAAGCGCGTCTCAGTAAAACCGGCAGCGTCGATGACGCCGCTAAACTTTTTGGACTTTTGGATAACAGGAGACGATAATGGCCTCGGTCACAAATGCAAAGACATACAACGCCGTCAATTCGATGCGCGAAGACCTCTCGAACATCATCTACGACATCAGCCCAACCTCGACCCCGTTCACGTCGAACATCGGTCGCGACACGGCAGATAACACGTACTTCGAGTGGCAGACTGACGTTCTCGCAGCCGCTGACGGTTCAAACGCCGTCGTCGAAGGTGCAGACGCTGGCGACGCTGACTTCGTAGCTACAAACCGCGTGGCAAACTACACGCAGATTTCCAAGAAGGTTGTCGCAGTATCCGGCACCGCGCAGTCGGTCAACATGGCTGGTATGCGTACCCTCTTGGCTTACGAGCAGGCCAAGAAGGCCAAGGAGCTGAAGCGCGACGTCGAGAAGATCATCCTCTCGAACCAAGCTGCAGCTGCTGGTAGCACGTCAACTGCGCGTACCACTGCCGGTATGCCTGCGTGGCTCCGCACCAACAGCATCGCCAACAGCGCAGTAGCACCTACGCTGTCGTCCTCGCCAAACGGCTATCCAAACGCCGCTTGGACATCGCTCTCGACCTCGACTGACGTCGCCTTCACCGAGACGATGCTGAAGACCGCGATCCAGAGCGTCTGGACGCAGGGCGGTGAGCCGTCGATCCTGATGACCGGTCCATACAACAAGACCGTCGCATCCGGCTTTGCTGGCCTCGCGCAGCAGCGCATGAACAACACCGACGCAACACCGCTCAAGATTGTTGCGACCGCTGACGTCTACCTCTCGGACTTCGGCATGGTGTCGATTGTTCCTAACCGCTTCATGGACGAGCGCTTCGCTCTCGTTATGGACCCAGAGTACGCCTCTATCTCGTACCTCCGCCCATACGAAACCATCGACATCGCCGCGACTGGCGACGCCCAGAAGAAGGAACTCCTCGTCGAGTACGGCCTGCGCGTGAAGAACGAGCTGTCCGCTGCCGCGATTGCGAACCTCACGACATCTGCTTAATATGATCGGGGCCGGGTAACACCGGCCCCCCTCACACATAGGAACCACAGATGGCCGAAGAGTTTGCCCCCGGAGTGTTCACGCTCGGTTACGATTCATTCTCAGGCGAGTTGTCGAAGATGCACGTCGACACCGACGGCAAGATGCACTTCACCAGCGAGACGCAGATCGACGCTATTGCTGAAGCCAATATCATTGATCGCAACGACGTCTCCCGCACTACGAAATCAGGCGACATGGTGCGAGTTGCTCGCATCCCGATGGCCGTACACTTAGACCTTATGCAGCGCGGTATCCTGCGCGATAATATCGCAATGCGCCGCTGGCTGAAGTCTGAAGAAGCCGCCCCATACAAGACGCACTGGATGAACGGATGACCACAATCACCGACTACGCATCTCTCCAGTCGCAGATCGCGGCTTGGCTCAACCGAGAAGACCTCACGGCTCAGATACCCGTGTTCATCCAATTCGTTGAAGCCGACATTAATACGCGCCTGCGCACC